GGGCCTGTTTGGTCGCCTAATTTCAGGAGCCGATAGACGGCGCGCGTACTGCGCAGCGCGGCGATCATCAACGTCGGATTTGTATAGTGCTTTTTCTCGAAGTCTCCCATGTGCGGCCGAACCTCATCGAGCGTCATACCCATGATCGCGGCGAGCGCGCCAGGCCCACAATTGACGCCCCATTCATCGTAGGCGCGGTCGGCATCTACGAGAGTGAAGCGCGGAGGCTCAATCGTCATGATCATTTTCCCGACATTGCAGAAGCTAATACGTCGCCGCGAGAATGCCGACGATGCAGGCAACGAAAAGCGTGAAGGCGACGACCGCGAGCCATCTAACGCGCCGCAGCTCGTCATTCTGCTGATGCAAGCGCAGATGCATTCCGAGCGCCATATTTCGCCGAGTCATTTCGTCGCCGGCGAGATAGTCGCGAAAAAAGTCGCCCGTGTCCTGCAAAAAAATATCAGGCTGTTGCGTGGTCATGATGTTTCCTCTCTCTTTAGTCGCCAAGACAGGCCGCGCCCGGCGATCCGCATCCGGACATCTGCATCGGCCTTTGCGTCGCCCGGGCTTTCGACGGCGTTAGGTCGACAAAGGTTCCGGCCTCGGCAGTCTCGCGGCCTGATTTTATAGCCTTATTCATGCGCGCCACAAAGCGGTCATTGGCCTTGACGAGTGGGCGGCGACCGTCGGGATCGAGGCGGCTGGCGCGAGGCATTCTAACGTCTCCGAGGTTCATTTGTCGAGCGAAGGACGATAGTACCGTCCATTTTCCGTTTAAGTGCGTCCGTCCGACCGCCGGGCATTGGCCGTTGGCTCACTGTCGCGCCGACGTGCCGCGCTGCAAGGCGTTTGAATCTCCGCGCCTGATGCGATAGTAATGGGTTTCGCAATATGCCGCCCCGCTGGATCGCACAAAGCGATTACAGCCCGGCGCCATGCAAATTCCGCGATCTTTTGTCGCCCGAGGCATCTTGGCTCCTATCGCCACGCGATTTTAGGACAATATCGACATTTGGTCTCGCCGCAACTGGTTACGAACAGATGACCGCCCGGATTGGTGCAATCGTTGTCGTCAAGCTCGGCGAATTCGTCGCCCGAGGCATCGTGGCCGAACATTTCCTCGAGATCGGCGATTTCGACCTGATCGGGGAAAAATCTCATGGCCTGCAAGTCCTCGGTCTGATGGTGAAGATGCTGCGGCGCCCTTGTGGTCTGCTCACTTTGGATTTCCTCAAGGCGCCGCCCTACGGCGCAATGCTTGGGGGGGCTTACGCCGTAAGTTCTGGCACCGACGAGGCGGCCGGCACGCGGATTTTTGTGGCGGGATAGTTGTCCCTGATCTCGTCGATAAAGACCGCGCTCGGCCGCTCGTGCGCCATCATCTTTTCGAACAGCTCGGCCGACACGCCGTCATAGGTATAGAGATCGCCCTTTTTGAAAATGACGATCAGGGTTTTCGATGGCTCGTCGTAGTCGATCGAATGCAGAAAACTCGATTTCAAGGGTCGCATTGCCATTGTTGCCTCCTCGGTTTGCTGGGTCACGGATATGCTGGGATTACGGTTCGGTCATCCGATGTCGTTATTTCTTTTCCGCAGGCGCGGCGCGTTTTGCCGCTTCAAGGAAAAGGCAAACGTCGTTTAAATGACCGAAAAACGCGGCTTGTTTCGCTTTCGGCAGCGCCTTGAACATTTCGTCAACGGCCTTGATGGTCTCAGCCGCTTCTTCTTTCGTGAATTCACCTTGCGCCATTTTTAGCTCCTGAGAGTTTGTCTGACTTTTCGTGCCGCCGAGTCATCCCGTGATCTGAAATGACCCGATTATTGCCTCGGCCTATTCGGGATCGCTAAGGCCGAATGTGCGATCGTACACGCGCGACCACATTTCGACGCGCAGGACATAGTCGTCCTCGTTGTGAGCGACGCGGCCTGCGGCGATGTCCTGACCGAGCATGGCGCAGACGAACATGCGACGGCTGTCGCGAGGATGGGTCGGCCGCTGCCATTCGACCGGGAATGCCGCGCCGTGCTGCGCTGGCGGTGCCATTGGCTCTTGCCGCGGCGGAGTCCAGTTCGCATGTGCGTTGCCGGGCTGCTCGGCCTGGTGCTGGCGCTGCGGCGGTTGCGCCTGGGCGGTCGGCCGGCGCTGGGCCACAACCTCGGCCGTGCTGACAAATTGCGGATTATCCTTGATCAGCGCCAGCGGCGTCACGCTCTTGACGTTGTGAAAGACGCGGCCCTTTTCGCCCGGCTTGATCTGCACGCCGAACGCATAGGACTCGCCCGCATAGACGAGATCGAGTTTTTCTTTGAAGGCCGATAGGATCATGCCGTCCTGCAGCTTGATCTTGCCGGATTGGTTGCTTGCCGGCGCTGGCGCGATGGCGACGACGGTTCCGCGGATCGTGGTCAAATCAGTGTGGGCGTTCATGGTCGTTACTCCGGTTTGAAGATTATGGGTCACGGATTCTCTGGGATTACGGTTTGGTCAACGGCAGGCAGCGGTTCCCCACGTTTCGGCGTTAAGCGGGATTTCTCTGACGCGGTATTCGTAGTCGCGCTGTTTAGCGTAGCCCTCGCATTCCTTGCGGTAGTGGTCCGCTGCGGAACTGCAATCGAACGCCGCTATTGTGTGCCAGCCCAAATCGCAAGTGCCTGATGTGCGGCGGTATTGAACCATATGCGTTAATTCTTCCATAACACTCTCCGCGTCCGTGTGACTTTCCGTGCCGCCGAGTCATCCCGTGATCTGGAATGACCCAGCAACTAAATCCGCTTTTCGCTGTTCTCGATCACGCCCTCGGGCAGTTCGCCCCAGGTCGCTTTGAAGGCCTTGGCCTCGAGGCAGATCGCGTCGGCGATCCGCTCGGTCAGCCCCATGTGGCGGATCGCGATAATCGCGGCCTCGAGATCGGCGACGATCAGCTCTTTGTAAGTGCGCCCGCTAATGGCTTTGCCCATGGCCGAGGGGATGCGAACGTGGCTGTCGCGCTCGGCGACTGCGGCCTGCCGCTGCAGCCGGGCGGCGACCTGCAGGGCGGCCTCGACCGTCTCGATCGCGCCGCCGACGTCGGACTCGGCGCCCTGGGCGGCGTCGTCGACGGCCTCGGCGAGCTGCGCCTCGGCTTCCCGGGCGATCCTCGCGGCATCCTCGGCGTGCTGACGGATCAGCGCCGCCGCGGCCTCTCGCTTTGCGGTCTCGGCGCGCTCGAAAGTCGTCAGCCGCGAGCGCAGTTCCTTAAACAGCCGATCGAGCGGATCGAGGACGATCTTATAGGCGGCATTGACCTTGCGCACATGCTCGTTATGCGGCCGGACCTTGGCATCGCGTTCGTCGTCGGCGGCCTTGAGCGAAATCGAGGTCCGATGTTTCCAATCGGCGCCCAGCTTGGCGATCTCTGGCGTGACAATGACCGGCGTTGTTTCCATCCACGCTTTCAGCTCGGCGAATGCGACGCTGGCGCATTTCAGTTCCTTGTCGGGATCGATCTCGACTTGCGAAAAGTCGTCGTCGTCCGGCTCGGCACCCTCGGCCGCGATCGCGTCGCGCTCGAGCTGATCGAGATCGTCCGATTGATTATCGGTCGGCGCGACCTGTCGGTCGGCCGCAGGGATGTATTTGTCGGCGATGACCGAAGCCATCATGCGCGCGGTCGCTGCCGCGGCGAGGCGTTCGTGATTGGTGCGGTCAAGAAATGCCATGTCAGTCTCTCCTCGTTTCAGCATCCGTAAAGTTTGATAACGTGCCCGATAGTCGGCCCGGGCGGCGAATTCGACGAGCAGCGCGGCGCGGCGTGAACGACGAGCGCCAGCGTGGCGCCGATCAGAACACAAGCGATGACGTAAATCAGCGCGACGACAAAGCGATATAGGATCATGACATCACCACGTCGTATGACCGTGAATGGCCGATCTCTTGCGGCCGACGATCTCGACTGCCGGCTCGATCTTGATCGCGCCCAGCTTGCGCAGGTCGTTGATGCAGCGGATCACTTTCTGATGATCCTGCGCGCGCCATGCTAGATCGTGGGCGGCTTTGAGCGCGGCGATCACGTCTTGACGGATGGTTTCGGAGCAGTCGGACATGGCATCAGCTCCTATTGGTGCCGGCGACCTGCACCGCATAGCGCAGAATGGCGAGGTCAATGGGGGCGAGCAGGCATTCGCTCATGGGATGGCGGCGCAGGTAAACGGCGACGCGCTCGGCGGCCTTGGGGCTCGGGTTTGCGGCGAAGGTATCGAGCAGCTTTTGCATGACCATTCCCCTATCGGTTGAGTTGATAATAGTCCGTTGCCTATTAAGATCAACCGCTAAATGGCATATGACTATCACGAATTGTTACAGAATATTACAATACACAGAAACGTAGGCACTTGACAATTAGCCTGGAAAGGTTAGGATTCGGCCCATGTCTGTCTCAATGGACCTGCTTCAAGAGATCAAGGAAGGGGCAAAAGCCCTCGGCATTGCGCCCAGCACGCTTTGCCAGCGCGCCGTCAAGAACGGCTATGTTGTCAGTAGGTTAGAGGGCGGCGCCAGCGTCACGTTGAAAACCGCCGAGGCAATCCGGGCCTATATCGAGGCCAATCGACCGAAAGAGGCGGCCGAGTGAGCCGATTCCCGTTGTTTCACGTGAAACAACGCCAAAATCCGGCGTTGCGACTGGCTTCTGCAATGTCGGGAAATTGAAATGGGCGAAGAGAGCAATTCCCTAAACGTACAAGCCGACGAGGTTGTTAACGGTCGGCGCCGAGTGACCTTTGGCGGCTTCAATTGGGGCGGCAGGGGCATAGTGACCGTCATCTGTCCGCGATGCTCGTGCCGACACCATTTCACTATTCGCAAACCGCGACAGTGCCGCATCTGTGCCGCCAAGTTTCTCTACACCGCGAACGAAGCAAACGCCAGTTAACTGAGGTATAGCGCCCGCGCCCGTGTGACTTTCCGTGCCGGTTTGGCATTCCGTGATCCAGAATGAGACATAAAACTCACGTTGTCTCTTGCCTATGGACGGCGAATCACTCAAATTCACGTCATGGAAGACGGATTTTGGACACATAACCGGACACAACGCCTGCGGCGCCTCTGGCGGCGCGGCCTGACCGGGGCTCGGATCGCCAAATTGCTCAAATGCAGTCGGGGCGCGGTGATGGGCAAGCTGGACCGGCTCGGGCTCTTGAGGGATGGGCGGCAACGTCAGCATTTGGTTCATTCCAATCGTTTGAATCCCTCGCCGCCGTCTGGCCACACGGTCGCGGAGTGACCCATGGCACTCAATATCCCTTGGGATTGGCTGTCGGTCGGCGAGGCCGTCTATCTGCTCAATTCGCCGAAATCCCGGCTTGAGGAAACCCTCGCCGACCTGAGCCGCAAGCGGGCGCCGCATCCCCGCGCCGCCATGATCGTTTCGATGATGTTCTGCGTCACGGCGTGGCCGGCGTTTTTTGGGTTTTTCGTTATCGAGGCTGTGCGAGCGGCTTTCAGGGGGTTTTGGGGAGGAAAATGAACGTGACTGGATCGCTCGCCTATCTGGCAACGCCCTACACGAAATATCCGACAGGGCCGCATGGCGCATTCTTTGATGCGTCCCGGCTCGCGGGAAGGCTCATTCTGGCAGGCGTGAATGTTTACAGTCCGATCGCGCATACGCATCCAATCGGCCTTTACAGCGGAATGGACGTGCTCGATCTGAAAATATGGTTGCCTTTCGACGAGCTGATGATGGAGCGTTGCGATACGCTGATCGTCGCTCAAATGTGTGGCTGGGGCGAAAGTAGCGGCATCGCGCACGAGATCAAAGTTTTTGAGCGCGCCCGCAAACCGATCTTCGATCTCGATCCGCTCACGCTGAAAATGGCGAAGCGACAAAACGGCGACGACTATCAGATCGGGCTGACTGATGATGAAATCCAGAGGATCGCGGATCGGGCAGAGCTTCATCGGATTGCGTTGACCGGTAACGGTCCGTCAAAATTCGAACGGTTCGGCACATGACCCGTGACGCTTACGATATGTTCCAAAAGCCCGAGCGCGGCCGGTTCGGCGAGAACGAGCTGCGGCATCGCCCAGGCGTGGGACCGCGGGTCACGGGCGCGTCGAACCTTATCGATCTCAAGCTGCAATTGCAGCAGGATCGGCCGCTGTCGCTCATGGTCACCGATCCGGCAAAGCCGAAATCGAAATGGATTCCCCTGCCGAAATCGCTGATCGAATATCGCGACATTGGCAATGGCGTCGTGGAGGTCACGCTGCCGCGGTCGCTGGCGCATCAGAAAGGTCTGATCTGATGACAATGGGGTTCCCCAGCTACAAAACGCAGCGCTATTGGCAGCAGCAGACCGAGGCGCGGAACAACCGCAGCGCGGCCGAACTGACGAAGCCGACGAAAGCGGATTTGCGGCGAGAGATCGAGCAGGCCGCGGCGAATACGGCGCGGCAGCAGCAATCGAGCAACGAGGAGAAAGCCAATGAGCCGGCCCATCACTGACACGCTACGCGCTTATCGCAAGGGCGCCGCCGTCGATCTCGCGACCGAACTGTTGAATGAGGTCGTGCGCGCCGTCGACGAGACCAACAAGCCCGGCGAGGTCACGATCAAATTCAAGATCACGCCCGCCGAGGCTGGCGGCAGCGAAAAGAAAGTTTCGATCAAGATCTCGAGCAAAAAGCCGGTTCGCGACATTCCGGACGCGGTCTTTTTCTCGGATACCGCTGGCGATCTGCATCGCAACGATCCGGCGCAGACCGAAATGCAGTTGGAGGACGCCAGCAGGCGCGGCGCCACGAACTGAAATCGCGATAAATAGCGACAAATTCCGACAGGGTCTTAACCCATCGAAAGGACGTGCATCATGACCGAGCATCGAACGGAAGCCGAAGCCGTTGCCGAGCTGACCCGCAAAACTCTCGTTGCGGATTTTCATAAAATCGAGGACGGCCGGGAATTCGTGATCCTGCCGCTGGGCATGACGAAAGTCGACATCCCCGACGAGCACGGGCTCAAAAAATCGATGCCGGCCTATCTTTCGCAGCGCGTCACGCTGCAATCGGTCGAGTCGCTCGGCGTCTATGTCAATCGGTTTAAGATCGCCGATTCCGTTCTGTTCGCCGACATCGCCGCCAGCAAGATCGTTGCGGTTCTGGATTATCATTCCGCGGCGACGCCATCGCTGACTATCGTCGACGTCGAGGACGCATCAAAGGCTATGCCGCTGTCGGGTGCGGCGCCGACGGTCAAGCGCGCGGCGCATCGCGCCATTATGGAGTTGCCGTTTTCCGAGGAATATAACGCCTGGAAGGCGATCGACGGCAAGCTGATGAAGCAGCTCGATTTCGCGCGCTTCCTCGAGGAGAACGCCGCCGAGGTCAGCGCGCCGAGCGGCGCCGATCTCCTCGAAATCGTCCGCGACATTCAAGCGCTGCGCCGGGTCAATTTCATCCAAGCGGTAAGGACCGCATCCGACGCGGAAAATTTCGAATACAAGGTCGAAAGCGAGGCGACGACCAAAAAGGACGGCCTCGAGCTGCCGAACCGATTTCAGCTTTCGCTGCCGATTTATTTCGGCGAGGCGCCGTCGGAGCTGTTCGCCTTCCTGCGCTGGAATATCGACGAAAATGGCGGCCTGACACTTGGCATCAAGCTGCATCGCCTCGAGCTGGTCCGGCAGGCGGTCTTTAAGCAGATCGTGCTGGCCGTGGGCGACGCGACAGCTTGTCCCGTCGTGTTCGGGCGCACTGGCGGCGTGGCCGAATAGGCTCGCCGCGCTGGCCGCGCATCGCAAGTCGCCGAATTTCGCGCGGGAACAGCGCGAAAAGATTTGGGCGCGGGTCGAGCAACTCCTCGGTCCGCGTGCGATCTGCGGCCGCTGCGGCGCTACGTTCAAGACTTACGAGGACAAATGCGACAACGATCTCGACGCTAATCCGTGCGCCGGCGCCATAGCAATCGCTGCGGCGACTGTCAAAGCAAAACAGCAACTCGGCATCATATGATCGATGCTTATCCGGTTTAAACACACAGGCGCAGAAACCTACTAGATGTTGAGGCACCTCCAATGGCGGCAGAAAAACTCACAACGATGCAAAGCGACATTCTCGTCGCAATGAAGCGGGGCGATCTCGCGGCATTCACGGGGAACCTCGCCCGAAAATATGGATTTGGCATTTGTCGCGCCAAAGATGGCGGCGTTGTCATCCGCGCCTATTCAAATCCTCAGTGGTTTTTGGTGCAACGCGGGTTGATAGAGCCGAAAGAACGCGATGTCCCTGGCCAATGGTATCAAATAACGCCCAAAGGCCGCGCCGCTGTTCAACACAAGATATAGAGCTGTGTGTGACAACCGGATAAGCATGATATGATCGAATTCCATCCGCTCGCGAATATCTTCCCCCTCCTCGAAGGCGACGAGCGCTCGGAATTCTTTGAGGATGTCAAGCGCAATCGGCTGCGCCAGAAAATCGACATCCTCGACGGCATGATCCTCGACGGCCGCAACCGCTATAACGCGGCGCTGTTCGCCGGTCTCGTCGAGCGCGACACGCGGCCCGAGGATCGGCCATCGCTATTCCGCAAATATCTCGCCGAGATCGACGGCGATCCGCTGGCCTATGTGATCTCGCAAAACCTCAAGCGGCGTCATTTGAACGAGAGTCAGCGCGCTATGGTTGCGGCGCGTTTGGCAAATCTGCCGCAAGGCCAGCCGCGGCCCGACCCAGAGAAACCGGCAAATTTGCCGGTTACTCAAGCCGATGCGGCCGGCCAACTCCGCGTTTCCGAGCGGCTCGTCCGCTCGGCCAAAGCCGTGCAAGAGAACGCCCAGCCCGAGTTGTCGCTCGCGGTCGATCAGGGCCGACTAAGCGTGTCCGCTGCCGCCCAGGCCTCGAGCCTGCCGGCGGAGACGCAGCGCAAGATCGCCGAGCTGGCGGCCGAAAATAAGCCGAATGTCATCCGGACGGTCATAAAGCAAGAGACTCGAGCGGCCCGGGAGAAAACGACCGGACTAAAGGCGCCCGAGGGCAAATTCGGCGTCGTCGTCGAAGATTTCGAATGGGATTATGAGGTTTACAGCCGCGAGACCGGCCTCGATCGGCACGCGGCGAATCATTATGAGGTCGCCGAAGATGCTCACACGCCCGAGGAGATCGTCAAGCGCACGGCCGACCGCTTTGCCTGCGCCGACGATAACTGCGTCCTTTGGATGTGGGCGCCTGCGCCGCATCTGTCGATCGCGATCAAGGTTTTGGAACTGCGTGGCTTCAAATATGTCAGCAATTACGTCTGGAAAAAGCCGACCATAATCACGGGATGGTGGGCACGGTTCAAGCACGAGCATCTTTTAATCGGCGTCAAGGGCTCGGTCCCGTGCCCAGCGCCCGGTAAGCAATGGGATAGCGTGATCGAGGCAGCGCTCGGCGAGCATTCGGCCAAGCCCGAGGCTTTCCTCGAAATGATCGAAGGGTATTTCCCGACATGGCGTAAAATCGAATTAAATCGCCGCGGTCCGCCGCGGCTGGGCTGGTCAGCCTGGGGCAATGAGGCCGAGCCGGCGCCGATCGATCCGATCCTCGCCCAGCACAAGGCGCGCAAGCAGTTCCCGGTCGGCCATACCGTCGCGATGACGAATCCGGTCGTTGACGGCGTCTGCACGGAAATTGCGACCTGCGAATGCGGAATGAAATGGTCGGCGCCCTGGGATGATCCGGGGAGGCACAATACGCTTGACGCTGCGATTGAGCGGCATTGGCAAAAATTCGATCATTTCGCCGCCAAGGTCGACAGCCGAGGCCAGCCGATCGCCGATGCCCCGCAATGGACGCCCGAAGAGGTTGCGCAAGCGCCGATTGATAAGCCGCCGATCACTTTCCTCGAGCCGACCGACGCCGACGAGTGGGGCTGCAGCCGCGGTGCGGGCTGCGCCTGCGCTGAGAATACCCGCGGGGATTGCCCATTCTGGCGCCGGGCGCCCGAGGAGGCCGCCGCATGACCGCCGAATTCGTCATCCTGCCATCGGGACGCATTCAGGTCGTGGTCGGGCTGCACGTCGTCGGTGCCATCGATCCGGATCGTCAAGGCGCCCGCTATCGCTTGCATCTGCCGGGCAATGATCGGCTGCGCATGGTCGACAGCGTTGCCAAGGCGCGGCGCCTGATCTTGCATATTTTGGCGGAATGGTTCGAAGCGTGCGGCCCGGAATTCCAGGCGATCGCGGTGTCGATCAATGCGCAGGCCGAAAGCGAAAGGGCGGCCGCATGATCGGCGAGCCTGCCAAGATCGAGCCGGCCAGCGTCAACGATGCGACGCCGCTTGGCATTGAATTTCGCCACGATTGGAAAACGATCCCCGAGCAGCGGCTCGCGCATACCGAATTCGCCGACGGCAATGCCCGCACGCTACGGACCTGCGCCCATTGTGGGCTCGTCAAGATCACAGTGCATTTCGCGGGCGGCAGTCAGGCCGAGCGACGATGGCGGCGCCCAGGGCGCTCTGAGTTTTTCACGCATCACACTCCGTCGTGTCCTGGGCCGAAACCACAAGGCGATGTTGGCGCCGAACCGACGAAACTCGTCACAGGGGGATAGCGATGCAGACGCGCCATCGATGGACTGCCGAGGAAATTGCCGAGGCCGCCAGGATTTACGCCGAGGTGATGGCGAATGACGGCCGGCGCAAAGAGGCATTTCGGGCGATTATGGCGGCGCTGAAACGGACCGAGGGCGTCATTTCGACGCGATTTTACCGTTGCGGCCCGACATTTGCGGATGGCGAGCGCCCGGTCGCCTCTGTCATGCCAAACCGCGAGCAGCCCAGCATGGGCGCATTGCGGTTATCCGAGGCGCAGATCGCCGAGCGCGACGCGCGCAAGGCCGCGGCTGATCGGCGGACCTACACGCAAGGGTTTTTTGGCGATCCGCCGGTCGAATTTTCGCAGCTCGCCGAGTATCGCCGGCGGCAGGCCGAGCAGCTCGAGGATCGTCGGCCCGTGATCTCGATCGCGGCAACCATCGAACAATTGCGGAGGGATTATCGATGACCCTTCGCACGCCATACGACGGGGCGCCTTTCTACTGCGTCACATGCGGCGCTGGGTTTTATGAATTTGTCCGTTGCGATCGCGCCGATTGTGACCGGGAAGATATAACCGCAGCGAAACGCCGGCAGTCCTCGATCTTCGCAGATTCGACCAAATCCGTCCCCGCGTCGTCGCCCGCGACAGATTCGGACGCAGTCGATCCCCGTTCTCCTAGTTTTCCACAGGATCGCGAATGAGTTTTCAGGCGACAGAATGGGCGCGCGGCCTGCCGCTGCCGACCATCAGGCTTAAATTTACCCTGATGATGATCGGCAGCTATGCGGGCACGGACGGCGTTGCCTTCCCGTCGCTGACGACGCTGGCCGAGGACACGTTGCAGTCGCCGCAGACCGTGCGGCGGCGCATTCGTGAACTCGAGCAGCTTGGCCTATTGGTTCGTTTCAGCCGATGGATGTCGCCCGACGGCAAGCTGGTTTTGACGCAGCCGAGCGACGATCGACCGCCGGGATGCCGGCAGTCTAGCGACGAGCTGCGGCTGCAACTAAAAACGACGGCCGACCAGCTCCTCGCGGCGATTGAAAAAGCCGGTCTCGACGGCGAAAACGAGCCATCCGAGCAAGACGATGGAACCGAAACCGATGATTCGGGGGAGGGTATCAGCGCGATACCCTCCTCCCCTGTCACGGCTCTGGCAGGGGGAGGGGATCACGGCTCTGATACGGGGAGGGTATCGCCAGAGAGTAACCCCTTGAAACGACTCTCTAATCCGTCAGGGGAAGCGCCCCCCTCAAGTACCCCCGCAAGCGGCGGGGGGACGACAAGCAATTTTGATCCCGAATTAAGACAGATCGGCCGCAAACGCCTTGAGATTATCGTTCCAATCTGGCCGGAACCGATCCCGGACGCCGAGCGCGCCGTCATGGTTTTGGGCGCTTTGACCGAGGACGAGTGGACCGATTGTGTGACCGGCGTCAAAGGCTTTGCGGCATTCAATCAAAATCTGCGCGATCACGGAAAGCATCGCGTTATCAAGGATTTCCACAATTGGGCGCGCGGCCATCAGTGGGCTGGTTTTCTCGCTAAGGGCGCCGAGGTCGAAAAAGCCGGGGAGCGCATCCGCGTCTCCGAGGACAGTCCCGAGGGCCGCGCATGGCGCGTGTTGCATGTCATCGCGCGGATCGAGCCTAAAGCCTATGATGGCCGATATTTATTGTCAGGGCCGATGACGCCGCAGCTCTTGGCATTTGCCGACGCTTCGGATGTCGGCGAATGGTGTTTTATTGCCGAGACCGAAAAACAGCGGGTCGGCGCGTGGAATAATTTTTTATGGAAAGCGCTGGGCGATCGGGCTCGGCCCCGCCTCGTTGACACGCGGAACTGGCGCGGGACGAGGCGAATTGACGAGCCGGGATTTTTGGCACCCTGGGCATGGCCGCCACGGGTCGACGGCAGCTTGTCGACAGGACCGCCCGAATCTGAGGTCGCATAGGAGGAGGATTTATCATCGCTTAAACAGCCGCCAAAAAAGGGAAAAAGCATGACCGGCGATCTCGCAAAAGTCTATCGCGCCCTCAATAAGCCGCTCGAGCAGGGAACAATCGTCGGATATGGCGACGTAAATCCGATTAACGCCGAGGCGAGACCTGGGGCACTCGCGGGCTGGTATATCGTCGAGACCCATCCTGCTCACGAGCGCATCGCGGCGGGTCATTTGTCAGGCCGACGGTTTGGCGTCTACGTGCCCGAGGCCGAGGAGATCGAAATCAGGCGCGGCCGAAAGATCAGGGCGACGCGCCCGATGTTTCCGGGCTATCTATTTATATTTACATGGGGAATTCAGGATCATGTCTCGCGCATTGAAGCCTGCCCGGGCGTATTTCGATTGATGCTGCAGCACGATCCCGAGACTTGGGCGCCCCGGTTCGTCATGCTGCCCGACGAGGCGATCGACGAAATCCGAAAAGTCGAAAATGGCAAGCGCCCGCTCGTGATGCCAGCCGATGCATTTCGGGAATTCGCCGCATATAAGAAAAAACGCCGCTGGCGGCGCACGAAAATGCCGGATCAGAGGCAGGAAATTCACGATAATCAGATCGTAAGCGTGCGCGCATGGTCGGCCTTCACAGATGGTCTACGACAATCCGTTGACGGCGAACAAAGGAATCAGATACTCCGCAAAGCGTTCAGCCTTCCCTCGTAGCCGTCAGCGATCTTGTTGCGTTTGTGCGCTGGGTCGGGGCTCGGGATAGGCGGTTTAAGGCGGATCGGGCTTGACGCTCGCATCGGCCGTTTGGAGTGGCATGGGCCGGGGCGAAAGCCTCGGCCTTTTGCGTTTTATAGAGGCGTCGATGGGCGTCTCGTCGCCACCCACTCCAGCTAGGAGGGCAGCAAAGGCGAAGAAGAGAAAGCGAAAGCGCGCGCCGCGGCGATCAGACCTCGACTTTTCGCCGCGGCGTTGTCTATGCCATAATGATGAACGAAACTGAGTCACTGTGAGTCGATCCAACGAATGGCGTGAGTCATGCCAAAGCAGGGGATTTTCGATCCGGCGGAGCCGCTCAAGGACGGTCGGCGCGAGCGTTTTGCGCATCTGACGCTGATCGGGCTGCAGCCGCCGCAGGCTGCGGATCAAGCCGGCATTCGCAAGCGCGATGGCGAGAAGATCGCCGACGGCAACGCTTGGAAAATCTATCACGAGCCGAAAGTCGCGGCGCGCATCGCGCATTTGGCCGGCCACGAAACGGCGATCACACGCGAGACGCGCGGCTATGTGCGCAATCGGCTGATGGGGCTGATCTCGCTCGACGTGCTGCGCGATTTTGCGATCATCGGCGACGTCCTCGTTCCGGGCGCCATCGATCAGCAGGGCAAGCCGGTTACGGTCAAGCGCGTGATCGGGCTCGATCTCGAGGCGCTCAAGCGCTCGGGCTGCTCGTCGCTCGTTGCCGGCTTTGAGGTCGACAGCGAGACCGGCGCGATCAAATTCTCGACGCCGGACCTGACCGATATTCTCGGCGCCATCAATCAACTGCGCGATATGTACGGCCTCAAGGCTGCGCGCCGCACCGAGCTGACCGGCAAGGATGGCGCGCCGATCCAGACCGCCGAGATCGTGCGCTATGACATCAGCGACAAACCGATGTCGCTTGAGGATTGGACGAAACAGCATGCTGAAAGCGCCGCCAGTTTGTGAATGCGAGGCGCTCGGTTGCTTTGCGCCGGCCCGCTATTCCTATGCGCTGCGGTTCTGGCCGCCGGGGACACCGATCGGGTATCGCTGCCGCTGCTGCGCCATGACGCTCGCTTGCGACATCGTTGCTTGCGAAACGCATTGGCCGATGCTGTCGGCGGCGCAGGTTCTTAACGAGCAAACGCGCGCCGCTATTTTGGAGCGCGCCCAGGCGCAGCGCATGGCGCCGCCGGATTTCGATCACGTCGAGCCCGAGTGGCTGTCGATCGATGGGCGCCCGGCGGATTATGCATCGCTGCCCGATATGGTCATGCACGCGCCGCCGCAGATGATTCCGCGATGAGTGCGAACGAAATCCTTGCGTCGCTGTATGATCCTGGCGCGCGTCAGCTCGTCGGTGTTGACGGCGAGTTTTGGCGTCATGAGATCGGCGGCGATTGGGAATGGATGTGCAAATTCGGACCGCATCCCGGCGATTTCCGCGTTTATAGCGCGATGATCGCGTTCTGTTGCGTGGCCTTGACATTCGTCATTCTCTTGATCGTCGGCATTGCGACCATCGAGCCGCCGCTGCCTCCGGGGTTTTGATGGCGCCCTATCGCGAGATAGTCGTCGGCGCGCGCACACAATTCGTCGTCAAGGTCTCGCCCGAGGATTACGATTTTCTGATGCAATGGCGATGGACGTTCGCCCGTAGTCACGGCCAATGGTCCGGCCTGATCTATGCGCGGCGATCGATCAGAGCGCCTGACGGAGCGAACGAGACAATCCTGATGCACAGGGTTGTCATCCTTGAACGCATGAAGATCGAGCGGCCAAGTGAGCATCATTTCGTCGATCACGACAATGGCGACAGCCTTGACAATCGTCGCGTGAACGACAAGGGCCGCGCGCAGCTCGTTTGGCTCACGAACGCCGAGAACATGGCGAAGCGCCGGCATACGCCAGGCAAGATCGCGTTGCCGCTGCCGCCCGAAAGTGGGCTTGCTGAAATCCCCTACTGACGAAAGGAAACGTCATGGCTGAATCCGGTCAATCGCTGTTCAACCGCGGCATGATCTCCGGCCGTCAGGCCGCGAAATTCGGCGTGCTCGGCGCGCAAAAGGGCACGCGAATCAATCCGGCGTTTCAGGCCGGCGAGGAACACGGCAACCGAGGCGGCGCCCGCGATCAGGGTCGTAATCGAGATCGCGGCGACACGACGGTCGCCAGCGTCGGTCATATCAACAAGGCGCGCCAGCAGCGCGAAGGCAGCGCCATTGCGTCGCGTCCGACGCGCGGCGGCCGGGTCAATCGTGGCGGACAGCCGACCGTCGATGCCATCAATCAAGATCAGCGCCCGGCTTTCCCCGCGGGCGCGACCGTGCGCCGCGGCGCGACCAATGCCGCGCCTCGCGCCGTGCGCGGCGGCCGGCAGCGGCCGAGCGGCCCGATGTACGGTGGTCCGAACGGCCGGCCGTGATGACCGCTCTGGCCTGGATTGCCGGCTCGATCGGGCTCGGGGCGGTTATCGCCTACGTCAATCTTTGGAATGCCCGCGAGCGCGCCGAGCTGACGCCGGACCAGATCGCCGAGCGTGACGCCGAGGACCGCCGCGAGGCGAATATTTGGTAAAGGAACGCTGCGCGCCGCGCCGCGTTAAATCCGCCAACACAGAGGAGTGACGACCATGGAAAACGCCAATCAGGCCAATCGCGACGAACCGCAGCGCCAGAGCGATCAACGAGGTGTCCTGCGCGGTGGAGCGCTCGACAATGATACCGGGCGCGACCCGCAGACCGAGGCTCGCCATCCCGACGCGCCGGACGGGCGCCCGATCCGCGCAGTCGCCTATCACACCGACAAGGAACTCGCCGATCGTAAGGCGCGCGACAAGGACGAGGATCATCGCGATCACGATCGCGAGCCGATCGTCGCGTCCAAGCGCGTGCGGATCATGCACGACGCGCTCGAAAGCCTGCGCGACGACCTCGAGGCCGCCGCCGACAAGCACGGTTTCGTCGTCGGTCCACCGACGCATTTCGGGCTCGGCTTTGACGTGTTCGATCCGAATTCCGGGCTCGTTTTGACCGCAGCTCGGCCGCATCGGTCCGACGTTGGCGAGGAGGCCATTCTCCTCACGGTCGGCGGCGTTGTCGGCGCAATCATTGCGGCGCGCCGACATCTGGCCGCGGTTGCCTAAACATGGCGGAAACGACCGTCGCGCCGACGAACAAGGCGGTCGTATTCCGCGGCCGAGCGCAGCGTGAGCAGCCGAGGACCGACGCGATGCCCTGGAACGCCAAGACGTTCGGTACTCACAACCATGCGGCGTCGCCGGCGCAAGCCAAGAGCGGCGCCCGGCAGGCGAACGCGGTCCTCAAAGCGACCGGCAACGAGGGGATAGCGCTCGCGGTCGCGAACAAGCGGATCGCGAAACTGCGCAAGCGCGGCCTGATCTCGCCAAAGCAGCACGCCAAGATGGCGAGCAAATATGGCTCGACGAGCGACACAAGCGACTCGATCGACGCCGCTACCCGCTGAGGCGCTTGCGCATCCGATCGTCGGTCGAGGCGTTTGGCGTCCCCAGGAAGGTCCGCAGCACGCCCTTTGCGATTGCCCGTGTCCCGAGGTCTTTTTCGGCGGCACGCGCGGCGGCGGCAAGACCGATGGCGTGCTGGGCAAATGGGCGATCAAAGAGCGCCGCTATGGCGCCGCCTTCAACGCCATGGCTTTCCGGCCGACGCAAGTCTCGTTCGAAGATGCGATCCAGCGGTCGAAAGAGATTTACGGTTCGCTCGGCGGCGAATTCTCCAAATCGCCGGTTCCGCATTGGCAAATGCCGCATGGCGGTCGCGTCTCGTTCGCCTACCTCGAAACGATCGACGATGCCGATCAGTATCAGGGCCGCAACGTCACGGACGCCTGGGTCGAGGAGGGTGGCCTCTATAAGACGTCGGCGCCTATCGATAGGCTATTCGGCGTGCTGCGGTCCGCGCATGGCGTGCCGATCCAGCTCGTCATCACGGCAAACCCCGGCGGCGCCGGTCAGCTTTGGTTGCGCGACCGCTACCAGCTCGTTCCGTTCCCGCTCAAATCGAGGCTATTGACGCGGCGACTGCCGGACGGATCGAGTCACTACGTCGCGGTCATTCCGTCGCGGCTTGAGAATAATAAAATCCTCTTATCGCGCGATCCCGGCTATAAAAGCCGGCTCTATCTCGTCGGATCGAAACAGCTCGTCAAGGCTTGGCTTGAAGGCGATTGGACCGCGATCGAGGGCGCGTTCTTTGATTGCTGGTCGGAGAAACAGCATGTTATCCCGCCGTTCGTTGTTCCGGATGATTGGCTGCGGTTTCGTAGCGGGGATTGGGGCTCGGCTTCCCCGTTCTCTTTCGGATGGTGGGCTGTCGTCCAAGACGATTTCGAATTGCCGGCCGATGTCGATTACGCCGCAGCGCTCAAACGGCGTTTCGATCAATGCGAAACTAATGCAATTTCGTCAGCAATCATGGAACGAGTACCTGCAGCACGAATGCTTCCGCGCGGCTCCCTCGTTCGATACCGCGAGGATTATGGAGCATCCGGCCCAGGCAAAGGCCTAAAACTATCCGCCGATCAGGTCGGCCATCGTCTCGTCAAAAGCGAAAAGGGCGACAAGCCGCTCGCTTATGCGGTCCTCGATCCCTCGACGTTCAAAGAGGATGGCGGCCCGTCGATAGCCGAGCGGATCAATAAAATCCTGCTTGACAACAAGCCGCAACTCGCGGCGTTTCGGGCGGCGGACAATTCTCGCGTCTCGCGCGTGCAAGGCCGCGATCGCGGCGGCCCGATGGGCGGCTGGGACGCGGTCCGCGGCCGGATGATCGGGACAGCCAAGATCGACGACGATGGCCTCGTCGATTGGTCGACCGGGCGCCCGATGATCTACACGTTTTCGACGTGCAAGGACTCGATCCGCACCATCCCGACGCTGCAGCACGATCCAGACCGCGCCGAGGATTTGGACACGAATTCAGAGGATCACGCCGCCGACGATTGGCGCTATGCGGTTCTCTCGCGGCCGTGGCTCAAAGAGACCATGAAGCCCGAGGAGCCGGCGGACGGCTATAAGCCGGTCGAGGATGCGGCCCGATTGACCGAGGGGTTCAAATTGCTATGATCGGCGCCATGAGGGCGATCCTGCGCATGCTGATCGAGGGCTGGCGTTTGCGGCGAGCGCGACGAAAGTGGAGGCAATCATGATTGGACGTCGAGGCTTTTTCGCAACCATCGCTGCCGCTGTCGCCGCAGCCGTCGCACCCCGACGCCGTGAAACGATCGACGAATACAATAGGCGCCACGGCATCGAGTTTCCAGCGAAGCCCTTGCTCGAAGGTGGTTATGACCAAGTGATGGCGCGCGAGGCACAGGACGAGATCAATCGCCGACACTCGCGCCGCTTGTCATGGATGCCGGAAAGCACAAAACCCGGCGTCAAGCATCGCCTCGTCGACTATTACGAGGGCGTGCCGATCTATGAGGTCGACGATCTCTCGTGAAAAACCTTCCCCCTGACGACGAGCAGCTCCGCGTCGCGGCGTTCGCCAACGCCAAGCTGAAACCTCTCGCCTCGGTCTCGTTCTATCGCATCGATCCCGAGGACAAGTCGGACGCGATCCTGACCGGGATCGTCTTTGCGTGCGGCGCCAAGCGCGCGCTTGTTCGTCGGCGCCAGCCGGTCACGCTCGAGGATGCGCCCGAACTGATCGCCGCGGTCGAGCAATGGGTCAATAAGCGCCCGGGCGAAAGCGATCGATGGTCGACCGATCCGATCCATCTGCAGGGCGTTGATTGGCGGACCGTCGCATAGGAGCGAACAAATGGCACTACTACGCGCCGCGACCCGCAACGCTCTGCCGGCGAAGGATTTTGCCGGGCCTGGGCGGTCGTTTCCGATCGAGGACGCCGGCCATGCGCGCAATGCGCTGGCCCGCGTCGCCAACAAGGGGCCTGCGGTCAAGGCCGAGGTCCGCGCCAAGGTCGCGAAAAAGTATCCGGGGATCAAACAAAACCGCGGCCGCCGCGGCGCGCCGGTCTATCCCCGGGAAGCTGCGGAGTACGTCAAATGAGCCCGATGGTCAGCCTCAGGCGTCCGCCTGCCGATCTCAAAAAGCAGCGCGAGCGCATGAACGGACCGCCGACACCCTACACGTCGCCGGACGATCAAGGCCTGCGCATTGACCTCGAGCATCATCACTTGATGGCGCTCAAGGGCGCCGACGGCCAGCCGATCGGCGGCAGCTTAAAATCCGGCGATGCCGTCGGCTTTCAAGGCATGGGCAAGGTCGAGCGATCGGAAAGCCGATCAACGCCCGACGGCGAGCGTCATTCGGCGACCGTGCGGCTGCATCGCGGCACGGTCAGCCGCGGCAAGTCGAGCCGCAAGCCCGGCACGCCGAGCTATCCGAAAGAGGCCGCGGAGTATCTCAGCCGTGACAAATAGGAACCGCGGCGGATTTGGCTGGGAAGCGCCGCCAGCCGGAACGAAATTCAGCGATCCGATCTTTCAACGTCCCGGCATGTCTTATGTCGGCTCGCACGACGCTGCCCAGGCATTCGATGCGTTCGTTCGCGATCAGATGATGCGCGGCGCTGCGATCGATCCTCGTATTTTAGCGGACGCCGTTCGCTTTGGGGTCGGGCGCACAACATTCGGATTTGACGCGGGCGACGCGAGCCCGGCGCCGCCGCCGCACAACCCGCTCGCGATCCATGACGATCCGATCGACATGGTCGAGATCAACGGCGTGTGGATGTGCGAAGCGGACACGCGGTTCGCGCTTGGCGCCGACTTCGATTCACAGCCCGGACGCAACGCATGAGCATCCTCAATGATGAAGATCGCGCTCGTAAAGAATTCGCTCAACCATTTGCGGTCGTCGAAATCGACCGTGAGGTGCTCATACGGCTGACCCGCGAAGAACTCAAGGCTCTCGGTTGTTATCAATCTTCGGCTGCATTGGAACGCTTTCGGATCGGGCCAAGATGATGGAATGGCCGCCGGCTCTGAGTCATTGGCTTGCGTCGCACGGGATCGATCCCGAGCGCGTTTCGGTCGTGTTACAGACTGACGATTTGCGCACGAAAGACGCGATCGAGTGCGCGTTCAAGCGTGAATTGGGCCACCAATTCTTGACGGTCAAGACGCCGACGACAGGCGTTCTCAAATATTGCGGCCTCAATATCGAGGTCCGCGCGCTACCGCATCTGCTCAAGCGCCTTGTGGGGCTGTCATGACCGCGCTCGCCATCCGCCAGTCATTCGCCGGCTCGAGCGGCGCGCGCATGGCCGAGGCCGTGCGCAAGATGTCGAGGCCGCGCCGCGTCAAGGCGCGCGAAATGCGTGCGGCGCTGCTCGATAGCACGGCGCGCGGCGCGATCGGTGCGGCTCTGCCGGTCGACGATCTGACGCAGCAGACAATCATCCTGCGCTCGGGCCTGCGCCTGGGCTTCATTCGATCCGCGTGAGGCATCATGGCGAAGCGAACCGCAGTTCCGAATGAGCATCCGAACCATCCGCTCGCGCCGATCGCCGAGACCGGCGCGCCTGTGCTGCTCACGAGCCGGGTCATAGAAATCGCATGGATCGAGTTTTCGAAACTGATCCCGCCCGAAACGCATCCGCTGCAGGTCAAGACTTACAAGCGATTCTTTTTTGCCGGGGCGAAAGCGCTGATGGACAACCTCGTCTATAGCGACACGCTCGAGGAAGGCAGCGACGATCTGACCGAAACCGACGGCAAGCGGATCGACGCCATCATGCACGAGATCATGGCGTTTTGGGCGAGCGTTGCCAATTCCGAGCAATGAGCCTGCCGCACGTCGCGTTTGCCGATCCCGATTGTCGGCTCAATATGGAGGCGATCGACCAATTGCCGAAATCGTTTCGGCCGCTGGTCTATGAATTCGGGCTCGTGATCGTCGTCGCCATGTGGAACGACGGTTATCACGACGCCCGCGAGCTGCGCGGCATTCTCGAAAGCCGCCGTGATCGTCTGCAGCGCGAATGGCTCGCAACCGATTACGTCACGCCGGCCATCGCCGAAAATATCAAGAGTGCCTTTCTGGCGCCGCGCCGACCTGGGCGACGAATTCGAACGAGGCGCGCATGCCGCTGACGCTCGGCGAAAACTATCAGTCGGCAACCGGAACCGTCGGCGCGTGGTCGACGAACGCGCCGGACGATTTTGATTTTTCGGGCGACAGCGACGGCTATTGGCCGGTCTCGCGGCTGCGGCAATGCTATATCGATTATCTGACCGCCAAGCAGCTCGAATACGAGGAGCAGCGGCAATCGCGACACTATTATCACGCTGCGCAATGGACCGCCGAGGAAATCCGCACGCTGCGCGCTCGGCGCCAGCCGATCGTCACTTACAATCGGATCGGCCGCAAGATCGATCAGATCGTCGGCCTCGTGCAGCGCTTACGGCAAGATCCGAAGGCGTATCCGCGCAATCCGCAGAACGCCGACGGCGCCGAGATCGCCACGCTCTGCATTCAGTCGGTTCTCGACAGCGCCGATTGGGAATTCGTCGATCCGTTCTGCGCCGGACAGGCCGGCGTCGAGGGCATCGCCGGGATCGAAATCAAGCTGATGGAGGGCGACCACGACGATCCCGACGTCGGGCTCGATTTCGTGTTCGGCGATGATTATTTCTACGATCCGCGCTCGGTCCGGGCGGATTTTCTCGACGGGCGGTTTCACGGGATCGCCAAATGGCTCGACGTCGAGGCCGCGGTCGAATTGTTTCCCGACAAAGAGGTCGAGTTGCGCACGCTGATGGTCGAAACGGGTTTCGACCTGACGACGCATGCCGATCGGGAATACAAATGGATTTACACGAACGAAAAACGCCTGCGCCTCGTCGAAATGTGGTATCGCTTTCGCGGCAAATGGATGTGGGCGTTTTTCTGTTCGAACTTGTTGCTCGATCAGGGCGTGTCGCCCTTTATCGACGAGCGCAACAAGCCGATGTCGCGTTTTATCATGTGGTCGGCCTATGTCGATCACGACGGCGACCGCTACGGCTTTGTGCGCAACATGAAAGGTCCGCAGGACGAGGTCAATCAGCGCGGTTCGAAAGCGCTTTTTATCACGAACTCGACGCGGCTGATCTCGCAAAAGGGTGCCGTCGACGATGTCGAGCGGGCGCGCAAGGAATACGCGCGGCCTGACGGTTTTGTCGAATACAATCCCGGCTTTGATCCGCCAAAGCCTGACACAAAGGACGCGGACTTCGCGGCCCAGCTCGCCTTGAGACAGGAAGCTCGCAACGAAATCGACAGCTTCGCCAATATCACGCCCGACATGGTGACGCGCGACATCCCGGGCGATCACTCGGGCGTCGCGATCAATATGCTGCAGAAAGCTGGGATCGCCGAGCTGGGGCCGTACCTGCGCAACTATAAGAACTGGAAAAAGCGAGTTTATCGCGCGGTCTGGAATATCGTCCGTCGCACATGGACGAGCGAGCGGTTCCTGCGCGTGACGAATGCGGAAGGTATTGCACAGTTCATTCAGATCAATGGCGTCGAGATCGGTCCTGACGGCGTGCCGACGTTCGTCAACGCGATCGGCGGTCTCGACGTCGAGATCACGATCGACGAGGGACCGGACGAGGCCAACATCATGCAGGACGCCTACGACGTCCTCAAGACGTTCCCGCCCGGCACCATCCCGCCGCAGGTTTTGATTACGCTGTCGGCCTTGTCAGCCAAGATGAAAAAGCAAGTGCTGGGCATGATGCAGCCGCCGCCGCCCGATCCGATGGCGCAGCAGGGTCAGGTGTTGGCATTGCAAGAGCTGGCGGCCAAGGTCGACGATCGCAGAGCACAGGCCGATTTGCGCCGTGCCGGATCGGTTCGCGACGTGGCGAGCGCCGCGCATCTGGCGCACGAGTCCGACATGCGGACCGCCGAATTCGTTCGCGATGGATTCATGGCCGCATCCGATCAGGCCAACGGCCAGCAGCAGCAGAGCGGCGGATCGCAGCCGCCGACGCCGCAGCAAGATTTCGGGACGTTCCGTCCGCGTTCTTCCTCCCCGCGGCCGGCGACGCCTCGAGCGCCTGGCGGACCTCGAACGCCGGGCGCTATCACAGTGCCCGCGAACCATCCGATCCTGCAGTCGGCGCGGACCTCGCCGCACGACGGGCGGCAATACATTCCCGATCCGCGCCGGCCCGGGAAATTCCTGATGGTCGCGTGACGTGCCGGAACTGATCCCGATCGATGACGATCCGTTCGCCGGATATAACTTTCGCGGAGTTACGGGCGGTCCGGGCACTCAAGAGACCTCGCCGACGCCGGCAGCGCCGCCGACGCAAATCGGGCCTCAAACCGCCGCGGATGCGCCGCCGGTCACGCTGACGCCGGTCGACTACCAGCCGATCCTCGCCGGCGAGCCGCCGATCCCGATCCCGACGGCAACGAACATCGTCGGATCGTTTGCCGATAGTCTGCGGCGGTTCCTAAGTCCGCCCGGCGACGTCATGCAGCCGCAAGCGCCGCAGACGCCGGGCACATGGTCAGACGTCGACGAGGCGACGCGGCAGGCGAACATTCGCGGCGAGGCTTTGTGGGGGCCGCAGACGGCGCTGACGATGGTCGGCGGCGGCACGCCATTCGCCGAAGAGGGCGCAGCAGCCGCGGCCGGCGGCCGATTGATGCAGCCGCCGATCGAGCCGACGCCAGCGCCGCGGTTTTTTTCCGCGCTCGAAAATGCCGTCAGCCACGCGACGACGAAAGCCGCGCCGGCCGAACAATGGCTCGGCGCGATCCGCAATACGCCGGGCGTCAAGCCCGAGGAGCTACAATGGACCGGGCTCGAGGATTGGCTGAAAGGACAGAAAGGCTCGGTCTCTAAGGACGCGGTCGCCGATTATCTGCGCGGCAACAAGGTCGACGTGAAAGAAGTTCTAAAGGGCTATTCTCCCGATGCGGAAGCGGCTGGGCGAGCGATGGCCGAAAGTCAAGGCAATGATTGGCAGTCTCTGTCGCGGGTCGATCGCCAGCGATATATTCAAACGGCAAGCGGGCGTCGATTGACCGAGGAATTTGAAGGAAAGCCGAAATTCGGTCAGTACGCATTGCCCGGCGGCGAGAATTATCGCGAGTTGCTGCTGACTATGCCGCAAAAGCCGTTGCCGAAAATCAACGTGCAGCCTGATTGGACAGTCGAGAAAGTCCGTGACGGCGTTTATAGAGTGCGCGGCACGTTTGAGGGCGAGCCAAACGCGATTTTGTCTTACGGCGCGTCGCCTGACGAGGCCTTGCAAAAGGCGACGACCGAGGTTCCGCAAAACCCGAACTTTACCGGATCGCATTGGGACGAGCCGAACGTGCTGGCGCATATCCGTTTCGACGATCGCAAGATCGGCAACGATAATTCGCTGCACATGGCCGAGGTCCAAAGCGATTGGCATCAGAAAGGGCGGCGGCAGGGGTATCAACAGCCGATCTCTGCTGCGGATCGTCCTGCCGCGATCGAGCGCCTGCACGATCTCGAGGCACAACTTAATGCGATGTATAGCCGTCGCGATACGGCGGAATATGCTGCGTTAGAAACTGAAATGGGAATACTGCGCCAGAGAATCACGGGATCGGAAGGCGTCCCCGACGCGCCATTCAAGACGACATGGCCCGAGCTGTCGCTCAAGCGGATGGTCCGCTATGCCGCTGAGAACGGTTATGACCGCTTGTCCTGGGATACCGGGGCGACGAATGCCGATCGGTACGATCTGAGCAAACAGATTAGCCGCGTGCATTACGAGAAAAGCGGAACATCCGGCTTTAGCCGCCCCGAGGACATCGATAAAAACGAGGGCGGCACGCTGACGGCTTATGACCACTCAGGGCATGCCGTCATCAGTCAATACGTCGAGCAGAACAAGTTGCCGGATTACATCGGCAAGGAAGCGGCTGACAAACTGTTACAGGTCACTCCTCAGAGCGCGCGCAGGTCCG